GATTTCTAACTATAAATATGTGATAATTTGAAATTGTGGAGGGGAGTTTTACGTCCCCTCCACTTTCTCATTTTAGGCGGTTGGGAATGTAGCGCCCGTTGGGAGAACGTTGAAGTCAAGAATAATGAATTCAGCGGTTCTTGTGGGCTGTAGATAGAGTTGTCCGTAGAGGATGTTTCTATCAATGATATCCGGTGTATTATTGGTTTCATCCATAATGACACGGAATGCATACAATCCAGAGCGTTCTTGGACACTTGCCAAGTATGGGTTGACAATGTTCAAGAAACGATTACGAGTTGCTTCAACGTTTTGTTCGAAAACAAGGTAACGTGAAACACTTGCAATATATTTCTTCACAGCAATTAACAAACGACGGACATTGACACGATCAAGTGCTGATGCACGGCGTTGTAGTGTCTTCTGACCCCAGACACAGATACCTTGACCAGGGAACTGTGCAATTGGGTTAACTTTTCCTTCATAGAGTGTGTCGCGACTTGATTGTGGAAGTCTGACCTTGACTCCAACTGCACTTGCAATTCCACCACGATTTAATCCGGCTGGTGCAAACCATTCTGCAGCAACGTTGTCGTTGTATGCATAGATTTCTGGGAGGATAACTGAAGGTGGTACCCAGAGCAACTTGTTCGTATTGGTATCGATGACTCTCAACCAAGGATAATAGGTTGCTGCGTAGTTACTATCAATTTCTGCTGCCTTACCAGTTGCAGTTGCAAGAGTTGCATTAAGTCCAACCGTGTCCATGATATAGAAACAATCGCCACGGTCTTCACAGAGACTTAGTGCTGTATCTGCAACATACGAATGTAGTTCGTAAATAACGCCTGGGAGTACTAAGAGATTGAAGTCCCATTGATCTTGATTACTCAATGCTTGCAATGCTTTCTTATAAGCTTTTGCTCCTGCAGCAGTCGATGTTGACAAATCGAATGCTTGACTGTTTATTGCAGAAATATCTTCGCCCATTTTTACATCACGTGCAGGGTTCATTCCGTTAAATCCACCTTGGAATGCAACTGAGAACTTACGATATGTAAGACTATCGGAGTCAGTTAATGAAATTGATGCGGAATATGGGAATGCTGCTTTTTGAACTTCTTCACCAACGTCTTCAAGATTAAATTCGGTATTTGTTGAAACTGCCAGCAACGGAGTTGCATTTAAATACGAAATATTTGTATCTGCTGTTGGGTTGAAGTCCCATCCATAATACAATTTTTTATCAATTGAGGCAGTTGTATATGCCGAAAGTGCTCCGTTCAATGACCAACGATTAAGAACATAGTCTGGTTCAGGAACGTCGGATGCAGTTATTCCAGAAAGAGTAATACTAACCGGTGTTTCGTATGGAGCAAATCCAAATGGAAGTGCTGTTACGGGGATAACACCATCCGTCATTTCTACATACACATATTGTGAACGATTTGGGAAATCACCTTGATAGTAACGTTCTAGTGTATTTGGGTCGTCATATGGTGCACTGTTACCGATTACTCGTGCAATAAATTGTGGACTATCTGCATCTAATGTAAGATTATCATATTGTTCCAATACTTCGATACGTGCATCGGTATCGTCATAACGACGAATTAACATGGAGAAAGTGCCATATCCATAGTCTGGATCGTCACTTGCTTTCATGTTCAAGAATGATACTTTAATTTCCTTATTTGCTGAACTACCGTCACCTAACGTGTTGAGTTTGAATAAGTCAATACGTTCTCCAGCAATTGTTTGTGATTGAATCCACGGTGTATGTGCATTGGAATATGATACACCGTCAAATTGTAATGCACTTGCAGAAACTCCAGCAGACATCGTGACACTTGCTAGAGCCGCAGACATTGATGCCGCTGATAAGGTTGCAGATGGTACTAGTTCAGAAATTGCACTTGGGAAGATCGTATACGTATATCCAATCTTTGCATTAGTACTGTTTGCAGTTGGAACATTTCCAAAATAGTCGCCTAAATAGGATGGTGAACCGGCATCTGCGCTCAATCCAGTAACAGAAAGAGTTTGGTTATTTGCACCAGAGACAATGAGATTAAAACTATTTCCAAACCCAGTTGCAGTTGCTCCTGTCAAGTAGTCACCCTTACTCGTTGGATGAAGTACTGCAAACAAACGTCTGGATGTACTTCCTGAATCTGTGACTGATGCGTATACTGCCACCGATGCTGCACTTGCACTACCATATCCTTCGGTTCCTAATACACGAACTACGGTTGCCACACCAGATTCGCGTAGGTAATTCTTTACTGTCAACCCTGTGTAGTGATTCGCATCGGCTTCACCAAATTGGGTAACATATTCTTGTTGACTTCTTACAATTGTCGGGATGAATGCTGGACCTTTTGGCGTCGGTCCAATAAATGCACCCCCAATTTCACTGATACCCTGGGTTAAGAAACTTAAGTCTCTTTCCCGTGTGAAAACTCCAGGGGAAACAATTCTTTCATTTGCCATACGAATCCTCCAAGTGGGTTATATTATTCTGTTACTTCGCCGGTTTCTAAATTAATATTTCCGGCTCCATATGTTTGTTGCAACTTATCAAATAAAACCCTTTCTTTTTCTTGAAATTCTGCAAAATTCTTTTCTTCTTTTTGTATTTGTGTTTTTACTTCTTCGATCTGACTTTCTAGTAAGTTTTTACTTAAATGTAGTTCGCCGATTGAAGTTAAAATAGTAAATAAAGTTTCTTTAAGATCTTGAATTTGTGCAAACTCTTCATCAGTAACCTTTTTCATGTAAACCTCTCTTATAAAATAGTATACATATCATAAATATATAAAAAATACCCAAAACATCATTTATTATTTGGACGCATCAAGATTTCAGTATCAAAAACCACCTTTTTTGGAGAGTAAACAAGACGACTTGTAAGTTGACGATTTCCGTTTTTATCCAATGAACTTTGTGGTAAAATATATGCCTTAATGTCTATGGTAAATTTACTACGAACTATTCTAGACTCCCCCGCCGGTAATTCGGTCACATTGTCAAACTGACTGATTTTTGCCTTGAATTTAAAGTTATTATCTTCGCCCCAGTATTCATTACTTTCAAATGAAAGATTTTCTATAATTTTATTCATCTGTTCCATGAACTCTGTCCAAATCAATCCTTCATATGTAATGTCGTAGTAATCGGGTATGAGCGTCTGTTGGTACCGTTCACTTGGTTTTACGCCATTTACTACCGCAAATCTATCGTATATTTCACGAGAATTCCAACCAGTTTTAAACAAATAATTTTGATATTTGTTGGTTGGGTTATTTATAGCATTTTCTTTCATGTTAGTACGACGAACCATCATAATGGGTAGTTGGAGCATTCCGTTTTTATCACGCAATGCGCCATCTACTTGAGCACTTTTCCATCGTTCTGGATTGCCGTAAATTACAGGAACTTGAATCTGTTTTCTATGTTGCGTAACTATGGGTTTTATTTTTGTTTGTAGATATTTGAGAATTGCCGTATCAATAGTTTCCAATCCAACAGACACAGGTGTACTATCTCCCTCGTTGGTCTTGGTATCATATCCCCTATTTTCTTTTCTAGAAACAAACGCACCATTTCTATCGAACAATGGAGTGGTCATGTATGAGTTTCCTCAATATTAAATGTACTTCTGCGTGTCAAGTGACATTCGCACAATACTGTTTGATTATATTCTGGTCTTGATGCAATCATTTGTGCTTCATTAACGTTATTAATACTGTAGAAGTTGTTATTATAACTAATAACGTCCCCAACTTCTGGATATACTTCGACATCTTCCAAAAGTTTTCTGACAAATCTAAATTCCACATCCGTCTGTTGTACATTATACCCAAATCCGTCTTCTGTTTCCGCAATTTTCTTGGGATACTTAATAAGTGCATTTAAACTAATTCCCCGGTATGTTGGTTTTTCCGTGGCTTCCCCGTAAATATTTACCTTCGTAATATCTACAATAATTTTATATAATACTACCCCGACATCGACCACATCAGATACAATTTCTCTATTGATGTGTTGAAAGAAGTCAAAGTCTCTACTAGAAACGAAAACTGGCATGTATTATCT